CTTCTGGATAACGAGCAGAGAGTTTCTCTACATTCATTGAAAGAATTTCATCGAAGTCAGTGTCAAGTGCCATACATGCTTGTGCCATGTACCACATAATGTCACCCATCTCACGTTTCATATGAAAGACATTCTCTTCGGTATATGGCTTACCTTGAAGAAACATTTTCTTTACAACTTCAGCAAACTCACCAGCCTCAGCAGTCAAACCAAATGCAGCAGTCATCAATTGAGTGACATTACAATCATCTTTGACTTCAAGTTCAGTGAGTCTTTTTGAAAGAGTGGGCCAATCAAGACTTGGTTGACTTGTTGTTTGACGAACGAAATCAACATATTTGGTAGGGTCGATGGTCATAGTTTTAGTTGTAATAGTTTCTTGTTGTCGTAGTTTCATTAGAACTTGAACCCTTCAAATGTCTTTTTGGGTTTGTCATCATAAGTATACTCCTCATCCTTCTTATTGTCAAGAAGGTCATCCTGTGCTGTTTGCTCACAATCGTATAGTCTCATCTTGGCACGATCAATACCAATCACAAATCTCTTGTAGACGTTACCATCATTGTATCTGTTCTTCAATTGTTTTACAAGTATCTGTCCCAAGGATTCGAGCTCTTCAGTACTAATAAGGGCAAACATAAGATCAGCAGTAGCAGGGAGACCAAAGGACTCAGAAGTATCAGTAAGCTCGACATCAGAGCTACCATAACCAGAACGAGTGGTCTGCGTGGCAGATACGATAGGGACGTTTGCTTCGCAAGCCAATCCTCTAAGTTCTTCAGCAATGCTTTTAATAACTGTATATGAATTAACATTACTACCTCCCCTATACCTAGAGGAAGCACAAATATTGAGGTAATCAATAAAAATAATGTCAGGTCTAAATGATTTCTTAAGAGCAAGCTCATTGAGAAGTGCGGTAAAGTGTCCACTATGTGCACTCGCGGTTGGGTATTCTTTGATGATAAGTGTTCCTTGAGTCTTTTGTGCGAGGTTTGTTACCTTCTTCTCAAAAGTCTGTTTAGGAAGTTCACCTATGTCTTGAATATTTACATTCAAAAGATTGGCATCAATCCTTTCCGCAATCTTCTCTTCAGCCATCTCCATAGTAATATACAATACGTTCTTACCAGTAAGAAGAACAGAAGAAGCCATATGACACATAAACAAAGACTTGCCGACACCAGTCCCAGCAAGGGCGATGTTGAGTGTCTTATTAGGAAGACCACCTTTTGTAATCTTGTTAAAGAAGTCCAGGTCGAATGGAATCCGATTCTCTTTTCTGTGGTAAGACTCATACCGCTCTTCGTAGTCTAGAAGATAATCATGACCAACATGATTATCAAAACTTACAGCAAGTGCATCAGAAAGAATAGAAGGGATTGCATCAGGAGCTTTATTGTTATCCTGACCGTCTGCAATCTGAATCGATTCCATCAAAGCCAAATAGATGGCTCTTTCTCTACACCACTTTTCAGTGGTATTTAATAACCAATCGTGGTCTGTTGGTTCGTTTTCTAGACAACTAATGAGTTGAGTAACTTCCTTGAAGTTAGACTCATTGATGTCACTTCTCTTCTCAATCTCAATAGAAAGAATCTCTTGAGTTGGAACATCATTATACTGATTTACAAAGTCGGTTATCTCCTCAAATACAATCTTTTGATTAGCATCTTGGAAATAATCTGGTTTGATGAAGGGAATACATTTTCTTAAGAAGTCTTCATTATGCAATAGATTCTTGAGTACAAGAAATTCAACCTTCTCCATAACTAAACTCTTTCCGTGCGATTTGATCTAATTGTTCCATCACCTCTGGGGTGAAGTATGTCTCTGGGTCTTTCAGGATTGCCTTGGCATAGACTTTCTTACCGTCCATCTCATACCGTCCAGCAACATTCTTCCACAGTCCACCAAGTTCTCCTAGCTCAAGTAGACCATAATAACGATCAAGACCACGATGATCGTAATAGAGACGAATAGTAACATCCTTATTCTCCTTGCTTAAACGCGACTTAGCAGTCTTTGCCTTGATAAGGTTTCCAACGACTTCCGTTCCATCCTTTTCTTTCTTCTTACTGAGATAGATGATAGTACTAGCAGCGTACTTAAGACCACTACCACCCCCCATTTCTTTAGTAGGAACGTAAGAGCCAATAACATCGTAGGTATGATTGGTAACAATCATTGGAATATTTGCTTGACCAAGTTTCAATGTTAACATCCTAAATGCACCTTTAACAAGTTGAGATTTAGTCATGTCTCGAACCTGTTTATCGTTCAATGCATCAGTTATCTCCTTCTCAGTCGATAACATACCCAAAGAGTCTAACACGAACATACAAGGTTTACGTTCGTCTTCTGGTGTCTTCAAATATATATCAACAGCCTGTAGTGCCTTCTGTCTAAACTGTTCAATTGTTACGACATTCACAACAACCAGTCGTGTTAAGTCAATCCCACGACTTGAAAGAAGAGATTTGTTAACTGCTGCCTCAGTATCAAAGTACAGACAGTAACCGTCAGGATTACTGTCCATAAAATTCTTAACCACAGCGAGACTAAAGAAAGTCTTCCCAGTAGAAGACTCACCAGCAATGGCAGTAATCTTATTCCCAGAAACACCACCAAATATACTACCTGAGACCAGTGAATTAAGAACGTAAGAACCCGTGTCCACATAGGTTTCCGTGTCGTCGATGTTTGAGGCAAGTTGGGTATACTCATCACCAATCTCTTTTACAATATCTTTTAAGAAGTCCATCAGGCAAAAAACGAATCAAGGTTTACAGTTTTCTCAACATGCCATCCAATAGCATCAAGAATGGTCTTGAGTGGTTCAAGGAAAGCTTTGTTGAATTGTAGGTCATAATCAACGTACTTGTCAAGACCAATCTCACTAGGGAAATCTGAAATAAACGAGATTACATTTTCCCTAATAATGTTTGGTTTCTTGAGGTAGATAAACTTAATCTTCTCACCATTGTTGATATAAGAATACTTATTTGTCAGACCATACTCTTTAATATAATGATTATATAGAAGTGCCCCACGAACATGAATAGGAGAACCCTTACCGTAGATAGTTGAGTAACTCTTATGTTTCTTTACATCAGAAACTGAACGAGGGAATGCAATCTCTTCTGGTCGCATATTATTAAACTTCTTCCGAGAGTCTTCGATGAAATCAATTACCTCATCCTCAGTACCGTTCATCATCAACTTAAGAGCATCCTTAATCATCTTTCTACAGGGTGCAGGTGTAGATGATTTGACTGCCTCGATACCCATAATCTTCAGTTTAGGTTCTGAATATCTAACCCCTTCACTGTCCCACACATTGAGAATGTATCTCTTTTTTGCTGTCCAGATTCCACGGTCTGCAATATTCTCCCGTTTCATCTGCATCTTCTGATCGTATGCATTTACATACGTCGCAAGTTCCTGGTAAGACTCCTCAATAAAAGGTTCCAACTTCTCTTCGCAGATCTTGTTAAGTATGGACACAACCTCAACCTTATTATCAGACTTACTAGAAAGAAATTTATCAACAATAGGTCCAAAGTTAATATAGATTGAGTCAGTGTCAGATGCAATGACATAATCCGTATCTTGAGTTTGTAATAGGTTATTTAGATACCCGTTTACCTTGTTCTCAATCCATCGAATAGAAGTTTGTCCTGAAAGAGTGATGGCTTCTGCATTAGCAAGTTTAAAGAAACGAAAGTATTGATTACCAATTGCACCATAACAAGAGTTCAATGCAATCTTACGAGCCATCTGGAAGTTATTGTATTTTGCGATATCTTTCTCTAGTTGTTTAGTGGGTTTCTTCTCATACTCTTGTTGTGCTTGGAGCATTTTCTTCTTATAAATCTTACGCTCTGCATACATCTTCTCCATGAGTTCAGGCATAAACCCTCTAATGTCCTTACGAAACATTGCACCATTAGCACAGACTGCATAGTCCTTATACATCTCAAAGGTGATCTCCTTGTTTAAGATCCTATCAATAGTTGCGGAAGGATGTTTCTCTTCAATCAGAGTCTCTGGAGAAATATTGTATTGCATCATCAGGTGAGGGTACAAGGAGTTAAGGTCAAACGATACCACCCAGTCATAGACACCAGGAATAGGTTGTTTTACATATGCACCTTCATATCTCTTCTCCTTATCACTTCTATCTCTAGGAGGTACAACAATGTCTCTCTTCTTGAGATAATTATAGATGATGGTGTCCCACATACGAACTTGAAACATAACATCGACATAGTTTACCTTAGCATCATATGCCATGGTTAATGCCAACTCAATCAGTTTCATCTTGTCTTCCATACGGTCAACAAGTTCTACGTCAACAATGTTATAGTCTACAAATTTTTTCCAGTTACCATCATAGAACTCTTTGAACGTATTGAACTCTGAGTGGTCCAACTTCTTCTGACCAAGTTCTACTTCTGCGATATAATCTAATCGATACGACTCCTGTGCTTTATAAGTAAACTTCTTATAAAGTTCAAGATAATCTAGAGTAGTGACCCCAGCAATATCAAAAGTATTGAACTCTCTACCTTTAATAAAGACAGCTTCTTGACTTACAATGCCCCAAGGAGAAAGAAGTTTCAACTTCTTGAGTCCCATTATGCGATCGATTCTTCCACATAAGTATGGAATATCATACAGTTTTACGTTCCAACCAGTTACAATTTCTGGTGGGTTCCGATTCCACCAGGCAATGAATGAGTTGAGCATGTCAATCTCATTTTCATAATGGTAATAAGTTACGTTACTCTGGGATGGCGTATATCTATGTCTACCCCAGGTTGTAATCTTTTTAGTTGTGTAATCCTGAACAGAGATAGTTAACATCTCTTCAGAGCAAGAATCTGGATCAGGAAATCCCTCTTCAGACTTAACCTCAATATCAATCGTTATGAGATTGATCTTTGTAATGTCAAACTTAATCTCATCTTCAGGATAGTTTTCAGAGATGTATTGAAATGCATATCGGTCATTACCATAAATCTTGAAATTATCTACGCCATCATACTTCTTGTAGAACTCTCTACAGTCACGAATAGAACCCGGAATAATAGGTTCTAGATTATCTCCCTCTAATGTTTTATACTTTGACTCTCGGTTAGAGTTAACAAAGAGAGTTGGTTGGAACTCATCTTTGAACATGACACTCTTACCATTTTCATAACCACGGACGAGAACATTGTTTCCAACCAATTGAATGTTCGTATAAAACTTCATTCCTTCACCAGGCTCTCGTATTTGTCTCTCAGTTTACTATTGGGTTCCGTAATCGTCAAGATTTTGTCCGAGTGAATCATGAATGTGTTTTGATTCGTGATATTGATCAACCAAGGTTGTAATGTCATATTCAAGTCATCACTCAAAATAAATGGTTCCGTCATTTTGCAATCAGGATCTCCAATTTCACATGTTATTTCTTCAATCTGTGCTAACAGAATCTGTTGATTCATCAGAACTAGCACTTTCAGATTCTCTAGCTTCATACTGGTCTACTCCGTCTTGGTACATTGTTTTTAATTGATTCACTGGTTCAGTAATTGTAACTACCCAGTCAGAAACCACAGGAATCACTTTGTCAGAACTTAGTGGCATCCACGGTTGAAGTTGAATTTTAGATGGAACTTTAGCACTACCTTCTACCTGACTCATGTCAGCAACAAGTTTTACTCTACAAGGATACTTAAGATAGTAACCAACTACCTTTTCCTCAACAACCATTTCCTGAATATCTGCGACTACATCTTCCCCAGATTTCAGAAGTAAAAGTTTTACAGTCATTTTTTTTATAATTTCCTAGTTTAATTATACCAATAAAAAAGCGGGGTGTCAACTGGCAATTGCCAGTTACCCCGCTGTCTATGCGACGACGATACTCTATTTAGAGATACTCTTTGCGCTGATGATGTTCTGGAACAACCTTTGTAAGGGTCACTGACAAAAGTCCGTCTTCAAATACGACGTTGGAGACTTCTGTATCTTCAGCAAGGGTCCAGGATCGCTCAAAGTTTCTTCTAGCCAGACCCTTGTGGATAAACGTCCCTGTCTCGTCAGATGCCTCTTTTTCCCCCCTGATAAAAAGTTTTCCATACTCGGTGTAAGCATTTACTTCTTCCTTTTTGAATCCTGCTAGTGCGATTTCTAAACGCGTTTCTGTACTATTTACCTGAACTACGTTGTATGGAGGGTAGTTCTGTGTAGATGCGTTGAAAATTCTGGTAAAGTAATCATCCATACCAATAGAATTTCTAGTAATCTGATGCATTAGCTGATCCAAATCTGCAGCATTATACTTCGTTAGATTAGTCATTTTAAGCTCCTTATTAAAGCGAGTTTGTGTTGTGTGGACCCTTACGGCATCCGATGTATTTATAGCGCAACAAAAAAAGTAGATACAGTATAAACCGTATCTACCTATAAGGGTTTCCGACTTTTGTAGAGACCGCACGAAAGGAGTCTCACACTTATTTATTCAAGACATAAAAAAAGAGGGTGTGGAAACCCTCCTGTCGTTATTTGGATTTTTGGGGTCAAAGTCAGGATCATAGTCATCTTCTCTCGGATCTATATGGGAATCCCACCAAAAGTATTGGCATTGATCTAATCGTAAATGACGTAGTGGTTTACTGAGTTTCATTAACCCTCCTCTTCGGTTTTACCTCTCTTACCAATATTATATTTTTGCTCCAGAATCCATTCTTGTTTGTCCTTATAAGACAGAACTTTAATTTGATTCAGTGGTGCAATATCAAGAATTGAATCTTCATTGACTATCGTAATGAGTCCCCAATCAGCAAGAAGCTTAGTAATACGATTCCTACGCTGAACATCGTTAATAGTAAGATTAGCGTATTTACCATCTAGAGCAAACAACTCTTTGAAGTGAACGATAAAGTACTTACCCTGTTTATGAAGGATATGACATGATTGATACAACTTCTTTTCTTTTCTAGAAGCAACACCAATGCGAGTCAGGGTTTCTCTGACTTTAAGAAAGTCATCAGGTTCATTTAATCGGATCTCAACCATTTGGTCTTGAGACCAATCTACCTGAGGTTCAGCAGTCTGATTCATTTTTTTCCACCAGTGTCAAGTCGTTGTTTGATAAAATCAATTTGTTCATTAGATAGTATTTTCAGTACCTGAGATGCTTTCTCATTACTATAACCATAGTATTGTTTGACAAACTCTAAATCTGATACCTTTTCCTTTCTAAGCCAAGGAGAGAATCTCTTCCTCTTTCTCAATATATTTAGATAAAAATTATATTGCATATCTTTATCTAGGAAATGATACTTATTCATTTCATTAGCAAACAAGACACAATCCAAGTGACCTGACAAACATTTATTAATAATAAAGGGGGGATATTCTTTAACAAGAGTTGAATCTTCTTCGATAAGATTCTCTTTGGTAAAGTTGATTGAATTCAACCAATCCTTCAATTCAGTAGTCATATATCAGAGAATCAATTTTGAACTTGGGGTTTTGATGGGAGAGAACATCTCTTCATATTTTTCAACTAGTTCGTCATTTACATTGGCAATGTAGACAATCCACTTCTTACTAATTTCCAGTTCCTTCTCGGTTCGTTTTAGAAGAGGAGCATAAGGAGCGAAACCAAGTTGTCCATCACCTTGATTAAATGCAACGATTGCATTCATGACAATAAGACTTTCATCTTTATCTTCAAGGACTTCTGCCACTACATCTTCACCAGAAGACATACGAAATACTTTAACGTTCATAATTTTGTTCAATATTAATGTTTTGATAATACAAATTGATGGCCATACCACCCATAACCATCCAGTAGATTACAAGCATAGTCATGCCAACTTTGGTTGGAATACTTGTCATTTGAACTCACACTCAACCATGATCTCGGTGAGACAAGCCAACATATTTATCTCTTGGTCCGCAACGAATCCACTTTGAAACTGATACTTAGCAATAATGAGGACAGCAGCAGCAATCCCAGAACCTTCCAAGTGTGTGTATATAGCATCGTAAATACTACGAATAAGTACACTAGGATCATTGTCCAGATTATCAACGACCCACTTTCTGACTTTAGAGAAGTCTTTAGCTTTGAGACTCTGGAATAAATTGTCTGTTTTGACATTACTAAATGCTGCAAGAATACCGGTATCAATCTTTCCACTGACAGAGTATCGTTGTAGTTCATTAAGAACTCGCCTCCAATCAGGAAAGTGTTTCTGAATTAGTTCGACAAGTACTTTCGGATCATATTCCACACTCTCCTTCTCAAGTATAGTCCTGAGACGGTTGAAAAACTTGGCTGCAAGTTCCTGTCGTTCCTTTCCCTTAATGGCAAAGTCGATGACTGCACATCGGGAGTGGAGGGGGGCAATGATCTTATTTTTGTAGTTGCAGGTGAAGATGAATCTACAATTGCCAATGAACTCCTCAGTAAACGCCCGTAGGCAGAGTTGTACATCTGGGGTTGTGTTGTCAGCTTCGTCAATGATAATGATTTTGTGTTTAGCACTTGACGAAAGCGATACGGTCGAAGCAAAATTCTTCGCATTGTTTCTGACAGTATCAAGGAATCGTCCCTCATCGGATCCATTGATGACATAATAATCTACTCCTAATTCATGACAAAGGGCTTTGGCCACTGTGGTTTTACCACATCCAGGTGGACCAGACAAAAGTAGATTAGGGACTTCACCTTTCTCTACAAATTGTTTAAATGTATTCTTAATCCCATCAGGAAGAATACAATCTTCAATAGTTTGTGGTCGATATGACTCAACCCAAACAAATTCATTACGACTCATCAACTTTCCTCATAATAAAAGAATCACCATTATCAATAAATTCTAACATATCTCCTTCTTTCCATCCAGTTTCCTGGAGTATTTCTTCTGTGAAGGTTAAAATTCCATCGTCACTAACTTTCAAAGTAGTTTTCATCCAGAGTAATCAATAATAAATTTATCTTTCAAGTGCCAGTGAATGTCATCATGCACTTGTTGCATTGCATTGTGTTTGATTGCCCAGTGATCATCATCATCGTTGATGAGGACAGTGACTTGGGTTTTCACATCAACTCTAATTACTTTCATCACACCCACTCAGGTTTACGATCGGGAATACGGAGATAGTTATTTTTTACCCATGGTTTAGATGCAACATACATTTTATACTTGGTATAAATGTCAACTGTTGTATCATACTTGAACTCATCAGGTCCAGCAAATATAAAAGGAGTTGTTTCTTTACCAGATCTACCAGTAGGATCTCCAGTTGGTAAGATTTCCTTTGCAGCATGTAAGGTATTGAGACATGTGTGTACTTTACCATACCTTTGTGTGTACTCATCACAAAGGGCAAGACCATGATGTAAAAGCCACTGCCAGTTCATCACAAACTCATTTGCCCAGATGGTGCAAGGGTGGTTACGGAAGGCACCTTTCTCTGTGCTGTATGGGGTTCCATCGGCCTTGGGTAAAGTACCGAACCCATGACCCCACTTATCTGAACAGACGATAGCAAGCATCTGACAGGTCTCTAGAGGCATCTTGACAATGTGCTTGTCAGGTAGAACCTTGGCGCTCTGCCATGGATTCGAAGAAGTCACGAAGATATTCATTACTAAAAAATTGCATCAGGTATTGCACACCCCAGTTTAGTGTGCCTTCAGGAAAAACGTCAACCTCTCGTTCCAAGAGTTTCAATGCTGTTACAATTCTTTCCATTCCACACACTTGTGCAGTGGCTTCAGAAATTTTCATAAACTCAGCATAGTCTTTATCACTACCTTTCTTCACACCATTGACATAAAACTCTCTTGCTTGACGCATGAGTTCTTCAGTTTCTGGCAAAAAAGTAATAGTCTCTTCTCTAAGAGGTATTGCCATGTTCTTAATACATGACATACTAAATTTCATTACCTCTCGGGTTTGTTCAATTGGTAATGCGTGTTCTAGGCCATCACGGAATGCATATTGAATTACTCCATTAGAACATTCCATGACACGAAGAACAGCAATCTTGTCTAACTCGGAGTCAGGAAGATTACCGTATTGTTCTTTCCAGTCAGTCATAATCAACCAAAGGTAGAGTCGGGTTCAAGTGCGATGTAGTATTGAACATCGTAGTTCTGATTACTAAAACGAGACAACAACTTAGAAGATACAACTACATTATAGTTACCAGGAATAATCTTCAGGTTCTCTTCTTTGAAGTTGAATACAAAGTCAGTATCAGTCTCACCGACAATGATAGAGAAGTCATTAGAAGTGTCATTCTTCTTGTCACGAGAAACAAGTTTGATAACACCATTCTCACCAATAGCAGATACATCAGGGAGTTGATAAACCGATGCAGCCTTCTTGAGTTTCTCAAGTTGTTGACTGGTCAGTTCAAAACATACATCCTCAGAAGGAAGTGTAATCTCTTTCTCAGGTGGAGCAACAATTACAGAAGGGTCAGCAAAGAAATACTTCGAACGTGACTTACCTTCTTTGATGACAACATACTGGTCCCGTTCAAAATCAAGGTCAGGAGAAGAGTGAAGAGACAAACCATTCAAGAATTGGTTCAGGTCATAGATACCAAAATCTTTAGGAAATTCTTCAGCAACATTAGCTTCAACCAGGATGTTCTTCATCACTGAGATTGAACGCAACTTACTACCTTGCTTGAACAAGATAGATTGATTGATAGAAGAGAAGTTCTTAAGAAGACCAACAGTGGATTCAGACAGTTTCATAATTAAAATGTTTCGTAGTTACCTTTAGGTTGCTTGTTAATACCAGAAAAATGGTAGAGAAGAATACAATAGTGTATTGCCTTCAGAATGTCCATCTTTGACTTTCCACCCTTCTTACCGAAGCGGGAAAGATACTTAATAGCATTAGATCTACAGAAAGCTTCTGCGTCACCAATACTATCAATCAGATCGAGTGTTTGAGTCTTAGACTCTTTAGAAGTATAGTGAGATTGATAAGTCCCTGACAAGTAATCACGAACTTCTTTTAATGCAATGTCTTCGTTGTACTTCCAAAAATGTACTGGTTCAAGATTTAATTTAATCTCATTAGATTCGGTCAATTCAATTTTGTCCTCATTAGAAACAAGAGGGGTCCATTCGTACCCCTCCTCTGGTAAAGAATTCATGTGATCATATAATAAACTCCATGCGTTCATTCTATCAAGTATCCTCCTCAGTGTCAACTTTCATCTCAAAATCAGCGTCTACTTTATCATAAAGTTCCAAGAAGGAGGACTTAGTTTCATCATCAAAACGATTGATACAAACTTGAATTGCTTTACTCTTGTCACCAAAGATACTGTAAGCACGAACGATGTGAATCAAACGACGGGTTGAGATAACATCTTCAATACCACCATCGTAGAATGTCTTACGAATGATATCAGCCCAGTCACAGAGATGCTTACAGAACTGTCGGTCTTCAATACTAAGGTCTAGAGCAATTCCTTCTAGAATTCTCTGTTCAGTCTTGACCGTTGGATACTCTTGTTCGAGAGTAATACAGAAACGTTCTAAGAATGCCTCATTAAGAACATTGGTTCCAATAAAACGACCGTCATCGCTGCCTTTACCTTTAGTATTTGCAGTTGCAACAACATTGAATCCCTCCTTGGGTTGTACAAACTTACCGGTCTTCTTCAAGAAAACACCTTTACCTTCAAGAATAGATTGAAGACATAGGATTTTATTAGATGCCAGGTCAACTTCATCTAGAAGCAACACTGCTCCACGTTCCAGAGCCTCGATGACTGGACCGTTATGCCAAACAGTTTCGCCATTAACAAGACGAAAGCCACCAATAAGATCGTCTTCGTCAGTCTCGATAGTAATATTGACACGGATTAGTTCTCTCTTGAGTTGGGCACAAGCCTGTTCAACCAAGAAAGTTTTACCATTACCAGAAAGACCCGTGATAAACGATGGATAGAATAGACGAGACTGAATAATCTTTTTGATGTCTGTAAAATTACCAAACTTGACGAAGGTATCGTCTTTTGCTGGAACTAGATCTTGTTCTCCTACAGGAGTTGCAGGAGTTGCGTGATAGGTTTGTTCTAGTTGTTCTTGAACGGTAAGATTCCACTTGCCGCGACCAGTCTTATATTCGTCTAGTTTTTTAGTCACAGTCTGATAGTTGCAGTCATTCATTGAACACCAGGCACGAAGGTCACCAGAAGTAACATTTTCGCCATACAGTGATTGAAGAGAAGTGACTACGTATTCTTTTGATAGTGCCATGATGTATGTGGTGTGGTCAACAAAGCTAATATAGTCCAAAACCACTCGTAACGGTGAGTGGTTGGGACAGTTGTCAATCTGGTCAGGAGATCAGGTTGACGAATTGACTAAGTACTTTTCTATTTAGAGACTTAGCCTTGAGATTTTTGGCAAATGCTGATTTGATTTTTGATTTAGATGCTCCATCATCAACTTCAAACTCGGTATCATTATTCAAACCGGTATCTAACATACCAAAGTAGGAAGTATAACCAGAATTTTTAATCTCATAGAACTTTTCTTTACGAACAACTTTCATAAGTTCATCACTAACTTCCATGTACCGACGTAGGAAAGGTTTGAATTCATAATTAGAAGCAATACGGATGCCGATAAGATTTACATCAGGAAAACTTTCTTTCAAGTCTTTCAATAGAAGTTCTGTGAATTCATAGTATTGACCAGGAACTTTATAAGTGTGTCCAGTCTTACGATTACGAATATAATCACTAGGACTCATTCGAGCAATAGACATCTTACCACCCATGTAATCACATGTTCTGAACACAGGTAAGTGATTGGCTTCACCATCAGTCAGAATAATAGTATTAACTTTTTGAACTCTATTCTTCATTTTAAACTGAGGAATAATCTGATGAAGACAAACAATCGCTTCATTCAAGGGAGTACCAGAAAGAGAAAAGTTCAGTGGAGGTTCATAGTTTGCATTGAATGAACAAGAATATGCAATTCGATACAAAGACAACATCTGCTTATCAAGTTCTGCCTTTCGTGTATCACTAGTAAAGAAGTGAAGGAGATTGAAGTCGGGAGAGACTACTAACATATTATCTCTTACATCTTGATATTCAATATCTTCAAATTTAACCCTTGGCATATACCGTTGTTCTGTATGTCGGTTCTCGATGTAGTTGTTACTGAATGCATATACATCGAATGGAATATTTACTTTCTTACAGAACCAAATCAAATTGAAGAGTTGCTTTATGGTAGAAAGAAGAGTAGTACCCATAGAACCTGACCAATCAAGAATAAAAATAAGACCATGATTCTTACCATCAGGTAGTACATTTACCTTCTTAAACAAATCCTCATTGTATTTGTAGGTGTGAAGTTTAGTGCAATCCAGTACACCAGTCTTTGCAGTCAAAGACCGTGTATATGCATCTGCTGACTTCTTACATTCAAACTCTTTTACAAGATAGTTGACTTCTTTTTGAGTAGATGATTTAAACTTATTATACTCCCTGTCAACATAAGCAAAATCTACTGCCCGTATTTTACGGTATGTTCGTGAATACTCGTCCCAGTAAGTTTCTTCAGTAGAAAGTTTTGTCCAGTGGTCATCTATCTCTTTATGACATTTTGCATTAGAGATAATAATTTGCTCTACATCAACCTCAGGGACCTCATGATATTCAGGATTTCTACCTTGTTCAGTTATACCATTCAGTTCTTGAGTACCTTCATTGAATGTTTGGTCTGTCTGAACTTGTGGTTCCTCCTTAACAGTATCCTCACTAGAACCTTCCGTAGAACCTTCTGTAGAACCTTCAACCTCTGGAGTTTCTGTACCGGATGTTTCTTCTTTCTCTGGTTCACTATCAATAGAACCTTCTTTGTTTTGACTGGTAGGAACATTTTTAACAGTTTCTTGTTCTTCTACCTCACCAATACAATACTTGTAAAGAACTTCTGCCGCAAGAACTGCTTCATCGAAAGTTTCTGTTTTACCTACGATGTCTAGAATATCTTTCTCTTCACCATCACCTATAGGCACATTAATGAAGTTACCGATCTTATAGTAAAGATTGATACGATCAGCAAGATTCATATCTCCAAGGTCTTTATCTCCAAGTTCAAAAAAATCTTGATCTGATAATTCTTTATAACCTTTATAGAAACTCTTTGCCAGACCAGGATACCGACGTTTCATCAGTTTCTCAATACGAGCATCTTCAGTGACGTTCACAAACTGTTGAGGAACTCGATCTTCCCAATCCCATTCATTAGGTGTATAAAGGGCATGACCCACTTCATGACCTACCAACATATCATATACACTCTCACTGGCCCGTTTCCACATAGGAAGAGTTAAGACTCTATTCTCAACATCAAATTGTGCGGTTTCAATATTACGATTCTCAACTAAAATATCTTCAGTGGCTAGAAGTTTTGCTAGTTGTGATTTGATTTCGTAGTTGACCATAGTCATTTCGTTTCCGATAGACATAGTATATAACAAAACCCAACCAAAAAATGGATGGGTCGTACAGTTCTATTATTGGCATATAGACCAATCCCCTTCACTTATTAGGTGAAGGGGATTTTGGTTTTAAACTCCTTGATCGTTTTTATTCGGTAAGAATGTGACGGCAGAACCTCCTTGCGGTGCTATCGATAATTTCGCAATCGGAAATACATTGAAAGTAATCTGTGACTTGATCTCGTGTCTCCTCATTAGTTGACTTGTCATCCCATTGCCATGACGCCAGTTCATTCCGTGATAAAAGGTCTTTCATAGTATTCTCCATATCACTGTATTATATAGTCTACTTTGTGTTAGTTTACTAACATTTGTATATTTGTAAAATAACTAAACATTATTTTTTTGAACAGTTTATATTGAATACTATTGATCTTCTGTATCCTTCATCGTCAAATGGTTTTACGTAGTGGTACAAATTTCCAGGGATAACATACAATCTTCCAACGATGGCGTCTACCGTAAATTCAGAATCAAATTCCCTAGAACCATTTGAGGAACATAGAGCGGTATGAGTAAATGCATCGGTTCTAACCAATGTCAATCCTTCAGATTTTTTTGGGACCTCAACATAATATACACCGATAAGATCTAGTTTTCCGTGATTATGAATTACATTGTAAGCACCGGGTCCATTCTCCAATAACCAGGAAAATATTTTATCGGCAAACAAGTTAGTATGATTTGATTCTAAGAAGTAATTAACAAACTCCTCAGTAAGATCAAATATTTTTTTTATATGTTGGAACTCAGTTCCAAGAGTAAACTGTCCATCATCATAACTACATGGTTTTGAATGCCAACCATGAACATTGGTTTTTTTTATACCAGAATCTATATTCCTAAGATTAATAAAGTCGGATCTGACATCATCAGTATTGATAAGAGAAGTCAAATCAGTAGACACGATAAAACTAGGAAATATATTCGTATCAAGAAGGCAATCTGAAAATTTACTCATACCTTTCTAGAGAATCCTTTAAACTTTTCAAATCGAATGACTTGATTGAATTTATCTTCAATACCATCCTTATGAGAAATGACGAACACATTTGTATTTGGTTGTCTATACCGAATAATTTTCATGAAGTCATCTGACCCACTCCCATCTAGACTACTATCACAAACTTCGTCTAGGATCATCAGGTTAGTGTTGACAGAATTTTTAACTCTAGATATTTCTCTCCAAGTAAAAAGTAGAGACAAGTCTATTCTCATCTTCTCACCTTCACTGAAAGATGCGTAAGAGAAATCCTCATGAATCGGAGATTCAATCGTCTCGTTAAACTCTTCATCAAGTTTAAAGTTGATATAGAAGTCCATCATCTGGAGGTAGTTATTTACCTGTTGGTTGATGAGAGGAAGATACTTCTTAATAATCTTCGCCTTGACTCCACCGTCTTTAAGAAGACTGTATACGAAATCATGGTAGGAAATATTCTCTTTCCGTTTAGTAAGTTCATCATATGTTTGGTCAAGTGTACTTCTTAAGGTTTCTAACTTTTCATGTTCAGTATTTCTGTTCTGGATCTGACTGGCAACAGTTTGAATTTCTGATTCCAGTCCCCTAACCTGTTTCTGTAAGCTAGAGATCTGTACATTGAAAGAAGAAATTTCATTAAGTACTTTTGTAGTGTCCTTGGTGAGTTGATTAAATTGTGATTCTCTCAACTCTTCGTCTTTAATTGCACCTTGGAGTTGTTCATACCCCTCACGCAACTCTTCTGCTTTATTTTGAGAATCACTAATTCTATTTACACGGAATGATTCTTCAATGTCCTGGTCACAGGTGGGACAAACCGTATTTTCACTGAAGAATTTATGTTCCTTTACAATAGTCTGTATTCGTTGTGACAATTTACCTTTGACATTACCAAACTCACGAAGTCTTTGTTGAACTCCTTCAAATTTTTCTAATGATTTATTGAGTTCGGTCAATCTATCTTCTTCAGTTAAACTTTTCTGAAACAAGGTTTCGATTTCGGTATTGATAGATTCAATACTATTAGTCTTTGTGGTAATGTCGTCTTTACTTTGACTCTCAAGTTTATCGATAAAGTCTTTTTGCATATCGACTTTATCTTGAATTGATTCTTTCTTCAACTGTAGAGTCTTTGTCTCTTCACGAATGATACGAATCTTGGATTTGATTAGATCATTCATCGATGAGAAGATTTTAATATCAAGAAGATCTTCTACAACTTCTCTACGACTAGATGCGGGTAGTTGCATGAAAGGAACAAAGGTAGAAGAACCTAATATCACAATCTGAGTGAAACTCTTATAGTTCATCTTTAGAACATTCTGTTCCAACCACTTCTGTTGGTCTATCGCAGAGTGTGATTGATCTAACTCCTCACCATTACGAGTAATCTTAAAGATATTTGGTTTGATACCACGCTGAATTTTCCACTCTACACTGTTGACATCAAACTCAATCTCAACCAAACAACTCTTCTCATTTGTAGAGTTGATAAGTTGTGCCTTATTAATCTTACGAAATGACTTTCCGTACAAGACGAATGTCAATGCATCAAGAATAGTTGACTTACCTGCACCATTGGCACCGATGATAAGAGTGGTTGCAGTTCCATCAAGAATAACTTCTGTTGGTTGATTACCAGTGCTCAAAAAATTGGCCCAGGAGATTTTCTTAAAGGTTATCATATTCTTCGTCAGGTGGGATTACAATGTCATTGGGGGTGATCACAGTATAACGGTGATCGTGCATTTCACAAGTTTTTATCATCACTTCATCATCTACTTCCAACACAGTCATTTCAGGATAACCAAGTTCTTCTAATTGCATAGAATATCTTGTTGCATCATCTTCTTCCATAAAGATATAAAGAACCTGTTCTCCATCATCATCAATAACAGAATATGCTCCTTCTTTTTCTTTACCTACGACTGTGATA